CTAGTTTATTAGGTACTTCAGATAAAAATTTAAATTTTGCATGAGAATATATTTTTTTAAATTTTTAATTTTAAATTTTGGAAATGAAGCTTTACGAATTTCTTTGGCAAGCGTTGTAAAAAAATCGCTGATAAGTTTTTTTCTAGTAGAGATATTCCAAGGATTAAATTTCACTATAATGAAATTTTCATCATCTTTAAAATCCTCCAAAGTCATATTAACGAAAGAGGTCTTTCCACTACCCCAATCACCTATAATTCCAAAAGTAATACTATCTTCTTCTTTATAATTTTTAATAATTGTATTTAGTTGTTCTGCTACTGAATTTCTACTGAACAAATCCTCCTCTTTTTTCTCTATAGGTTTGTCTATATTAACGCTTTCTAATTTTTCTTGTTTGTTTTGATTATTTTCCATAAAATAAGCTCCTTTTGGTTTTTGAGATTATATATAATTTTAACTATGTTTTATGATAAAAAGAACCAAAGGTATTCTAATCACTCTTGAGAGGGTAAAAAATATTTTTGGTTTTTTGCTTTAAATAAGGAAAGATAAAAAGCTATCTATAATTTTTTAAGATCTATTGTTTAGGTTTTTACTAAAATCATCTAGAGATAGTTGGATGTTTTTTGAAAAATATCATTTGTAGTTTAAAATAGGTTCTTTGTATCGATTTTTCCTAACTTTTTGGAATAAAAAATAAAAAGTTAGGAGAAAAGTTAGGAAAAAAGTTTCAAAATGGATTTTAATGGAAAAAACTTTAATTTAGGCTTTATATAGCTACAAATGCCTATTTTATCTATATTTTATAAGTCTGATATTTATAGTAGCTTATGGTACAAATGGTGCGGTTAGCGAGATTTGAATAATATAGAGATATTGCCTATATTTACATATAATTATTTTATATATTTTTACAAAGTCAATATATAGGTCAATAACTTTTTAGAATGCAAAAATAAGATTTCTATTTTTTTCTATTTTTTCGTTTAGTATATCTGTGGTTTCAAAATTATACCATATTGTAGGATTAATCATATCTTTTGCTAATTCCAAAGCTTCGCTCCCATTTCCGCCTTCATTGTTGTCTAAATCGCTACCTTTTTGCTCATTTATCATATCAGGGGTATTAGCTGTAATGCTTTGTACCACATCAAAAATCTTACTAGCTCCGCTTAATAAATTACCCGCAATATTTAAAGTTGATTCAAAAGTTGTCATCTCTTGTGCGATTTGTGCTGTATTTTTTGTAAAATCAGCGGCTAAATTCCAATTATTAGCACCCCAAGCACCTAAAAAATTAACAAGACCCCAAACAGCATTAAGAATGGAGAATGTTTTATTTCCAGTTAGAGAACCTATGGCTAAACCTAAGCTAATCCCTAGTGTGATTCCTGAAGCAATGGTTTCGCTCACTCCTATTAAAGTACCAAGCCATGCACCTTGCCCGCCAATCCACCAAGTAGCTACAGCTAAAACGATAGTGACAATAGGTGCTAAAAAGCTTAAAATTCCTTTGCTTGATTTTTCGTATACATAAAGATAATAAAAACTATCCCATAATGCAAACCATCTATCTCTGCGCCCATAAGGCAAATTTGAACTTTTTCTATATAGCGGATATATACTTGGCGTAACACTCGTATCTTTTTTACCCCAACTTGCATTATTTAGAGAAGAAAATGCTACATAAGGCTCTTCATAACAAACAAAATTAAAACTATTGTAAAAACACAAGGGGAGTGCATACTTGCACTTATATATTTCTTTTATTGAGTTAAATACTTCAAAAAAAGATACTTTTTTGCTTGTTAAAGTATAATATATTTTACTCGGATCACTCTCTCTAGTTTTTTGTGCTTTCTCATATACATTATAGGCTATTTCTACTTTTTCGATTCTAAATATATTTTTATTTAATTCTTTAAAATCATTATAAAATTTTTCAACATCAACGCATGGTTTTTTATAAGGCTTTCCAAATAATGGTTTAAATTCAATATTTTCCACTTTAATGTTTGGTATTTTAATATCATCAATACTAGGATATATCCATTCATTATTTTTTTGGATGGTTTGGCAAAAAATAACTACTTCGATATCGTTTATAAGCATTTCATAATTTATATTTTCCAATGCCTTATTTAATATATCTTTAAAATTTATTTTTTCATCGATATAAAAAAATCCTTTTCCGTGATATTTCCAAGCTTTTTCTTTTTCAAATAAAAGAGCTAAATTGTTTGGAAAACCATAATAATACTGCATACTTCCTAAATTATAATTAGTTCTTATTTCGCAAATATCATGATATATTCCATTTTTACTGCTAGGATCTCCTTTATAGGGTTTGTACGGATCTTGACCCACGAAAAATTGATTTAAGCCCAAATTGCCGTGACTATGTTTATCATAAGGGGCTGTCGATGCACTTTTTATGTTATATTTTTTTACAATATAGGAGTTTGGGTAAAGAGGATGTGTTGCGTTTTGGCTATAACTCCTACCTTTTCTTACAAGTTGTTTATGTAAAAGTTCAACATATTTATTTACGCCTATCATGGCATAAGTAAACCATTGTTTATAAACCTCCCCTGTATCTAGCTTACCTATATTTGAAGGGTATGCAGGCTTAAGAGTGTAGTTTTTCATAAGCCTTTTTTCATCTATTAGCATTATTAAAATTTTTCTATATTTTCTATTTTTTCTTTAACAAGACTCATAATCTCTTGCGGTATATCAAGCCCACCAGTGCAATATCCAAATTGAACACTTTGTGTAACCTTTGCAGCTTCTATTCTTAAATTATCATCTATTTGAGCAGTTTGTCTAGCTATTAATGCAGGTTTTGCTTTTTCTGTTTCTGTTTGAGCTCTTAAAAGTAAAGCTTTTTCAGCATTAAGCTCGTTTTCATCGCCTTGTAAAATCATGGATAAAGCTGTATTTTGACTTTGTGCTACTATGGTTTGTCCAACACTTACCAACGCTTGTGCCAAGCTTTGAAATTGTTGGTCATTTCTTATAACATTATCATTTCCAAATTGTTCTAAAAGTTTTTTAAATTCTCCAAATGGGGATTTTTCTGCTAAGCTCATTTCTAAAATTTGCGGATAAATTTCTTTAAATGCTTCAAGTCTTTTGTTGTAATCAACATTTGTATTACTCATTATTTAGCTCCTTTATTTTGCTTATCTGAATTTCACACTGTTTGTATTTGTAAAAAAGCATAGAATAAGCATTTAAAATATCTAGTTCATTTTTTGCCTTTGGCTTTTCAAGAGGACTTAATGTTAGTAGTTCTTGCGGAATTCTTACTTTTTGAATTTCTATTTTGGTTACTACTTGTTGAGTTTGCATCCCACAACCTATCAACGACATCGTTAAAAAGCTTGGTAATATTATTTTCATTGCTTTTATAAATGTATTCTTTAACATATTGCACCCTTTCTTGTACTTGATTTTTTTGATTGTTTGCTTCATTTAAAGCCTTTAATTCTGTTTTATGAATTTGATTTAATTCTTTTAATTTTTCTTGATTATTTTCATTTATTTTTAAAGCCAAATCTAAATCACTTCGACTTTTTTCTAATTTGGCCTTTGTGCTATCAAGTCTTAGATAAAAATATCCTGCTAAGATTGCCATTAATACTAAAGCGATATAAAGCTTTGCATTTCCAAATAAAAGATTTATCATATTTTGTTTTAGAAGTTTAAGTAAGGTTTTTATATAATACCCCTAAGGGTTAGCCGTAGGTCTAGCCCCCTATGGCTAAATTTTACCCTTGAAAGTGGGTGATTTTTATGACTACATATCACCAAATAATCGTTATAATTATACTCTTATGTATAATTATTGTCAAGGCTTATTAGTCTTGTCCCCTTTTTAGGGGGATTATTTGGTAACCTACTTAAACTTTTATCTCCTTTCTATGCTAATTCATTTGTTATTTCTAATTTAATGTCTTCAAGATTTTTACCATACATGAAATCATAAAATTCTTTACAAGCTTGTCTGCTTTGACCGATACTTTCATTATTATTATCTTTAGTAAGTCCTAGCAAAATACAACCTTGTGTGTCTTTGTCAGTGTTTCCCCAGTGTATTAAAATTGCACGACTTGCTGGAACTTCATCATTATAAACATTTATCATTGTATCATCATCTTTTTTTGTAATGCTTCTTAAAGTATTTTCAAATCGTGAAGGTGTGTGTCTTCTTAAATTATAATTTCCTTCAGGTATTCTTAAATCTTTGCCACTTTCTAAACCTTCTTTGTCTTCTTCCAATGCAAAGCATTCAAAAAGAATTTTTTCTTCATCATCTAAAACCTTAAATTTACCTATAACGCAAGTTTTACCTGTGTATCTTCTAATGATTTTAATTTTCATTTGTATCCTTTAGTTTTTTATATAATCTATTAGGACTTGAGCTTCCTGCATTCATATCTCCTAGCTTAACCAAGCCGCCTATTTGCAACGCTCTTATTATGATTTCAGAGCAAAACCATTTATCTTCACTATCTTTTGTGAATGTGAAAAAACCCAAAATTCCTAAAAAATCATATTTTTTTCCTATTTGAGAGTAAAGAAATTCTTTTATTTTTGTCTCATTTATATCATTGATTTCTATAAAATCCCATCTGCCAGTGTCTTTAAATTCTTTTATTCTTACTCCTTTATCTCTAGGACTTGAACTAATCATTAAATTGTCTAAGATTATTTCACAGTGAGAATAGGATTTTAAAAAATCTCCATTTAATCTTTCTTTCCAAGATGAAGTAAAAAAAGCTATTGCTTTATCAAGAAAAGTAGATTTGTCATTTTCTTTAACTTTATAAAATGCAATTTTCATTCGTTTTCCTTTCTTTTGTAAATCATTCTTAACTCATCATTTCTTATTTGAGTGAGCTTAACAAGCCTTTCATCCATTCGCATAAGATCTGTTTCTATAGCTTCTAGCTTATCGTTAGTTTTAGAGCAATGCGTTTGTATAAATTTGATTAAGCTATCATTACTTGCTCTGGATACTGCAATTTGTTCTCTAATAAGAACATTGGTATTTTTGGTTTCACTTATAAGTTCTTTGGTTCTTTCCCCAGCTTCTTTATGTAAAGTTTTATATAAATGCCATGCAATCCCAGCTAAGACAAAAACCATCAATCCTAGCAATGCAGATCCACTTAAAGAACCGAGTATAGTACCTTCTTTTATTATATTTTCAGTACTCATTTTTCACTCTCCCATGCAATTAAATTTAATTCTTCTAAAGATGTGGCATTTTTCACTTTATTTCTTAGTTCATCATTTTTAAAAATAATACTTTCAGTATATTTAGCGATACCAACCCCAAATTCTAAAAATTCATCTTTGCTAAATGTGACGATTCTGTTATCTTTGTCAATCCAAGAAATGTTCTCTAAAGGAGTGTTATTGAGATTTGCTAACATTATCTCGCTAACTTTTCCGCTGATATTAATTTTTGCTTCAGTATCAATTTGAAATGTAGTATTTTTAAAAGGCATAAACAAAAGCTTTTCTTCTTTTATAGCTTTTAACTCTTCTAATTTTAATTCTTTCAACTCTTCTAAGGTTTTTTCTTTAATCTCATAAGAAACAATATAAAGATTATTTTCTTCATCGTAATTTTGAACTTGCTTAAGTGTCTGTGTTTTTTCATCAAAGCTTGGCACTTCTTCTTCTTCAACTTTAGCAAAACCAAGCTCTTTTAAAAGCTCATTATCGCAAGCACTTAAAAAATAAATATCTTGTGCATCAATTTCACCTTCTTCGTTTTGTATTTTTACATCTTTTAAAAAAATATCATCATATTTTAAACTTTTATTTTTTAAATCATAAAACATATTTATCCTTTCTTAATTCCAGTATAATGTTAATTTTGCTCTTGGGTTTAATCTATTCCCATCACCTAAATTCCAACCACGAGGTGCATTTGCGCTACCACTTTGATAAGAACTTAGCATTATTTGTAAGTTATTTATATTTCCAAAATTGAATTTTTTCTCTACTTTGATTTTTGCATTGGCAGCGTAATATTTACTTAAACCATGCAATTCTACATTAGAGTTAAAAATGTTCCATGTGATATTCAAAGTATTTGCAGAAGTTTTATTAGACATACTTCCAGTCGTCCAAACTTCGCCTAACATAACCACTTCTTTATTATTAATATTTGATGGCAATACCACTGCTTGTTTATAAATCATGTCTAGCTTTAACATATAATTATAATTTGCAACCGAGCCTCCTAAAGATGGAGGTAAATTTAGTGCTATGCCATTATTAGAAAGAAGGAGGCAGTTCATCTTAAGTCCTTACTAATCTTATATTATTTGCTGCTATGCAAAAATAAGCAAAAGTTTCAGTGCCACTAAATCCACTTTGAGCTATTCTAAATTTAAAAGGTGCCGAAAAAGCAGTGATATTTTGAGCATTATTGACAGTGATAGTTCCACTTTTGCCAGCACCAGCCCAATTTGCTATACCGATAGCTCCTTTGGCCGTCATTGTTAAGATAAAATGCTGAGCTTGTCTTAAATCTATTTTTGGTGCTGTTTGATTTCCTAAGTTCTTAATTCCGCCGCCATAATCCACATACCATTTTCTTGCCAATTGTGCATCTTGTGTGGGATTAGCACCACACACAGGTGGTGCTGAGAATGTTTTTACACCTGCTATGGTTTGATTTCCGCTTAATGCAACTTTGCTATTTCCAACTGTATCTACATATGATTTGTTTGCTACTTGATTGTTAGCGGTAGGATTAGTTGCTGATACAGGTGGTACTGAGAATGTTTTTATACCTGCTATGGTTTGATTTCCGCTTAATGCAACTTTGCTATTTAATTGACCTAAATTTGTCGCATGGTTATTGGCAGTTGCATTTGGTATTACTATTGAACTAGAGAATGTCTTAACGCCTGCTATAGTTTCATTTCCAGTTTTTGTTACCTTATTGTCTATTTTCGAATTTAATTCCGTTTTTGCACCATTGATCTGCTCGGTTATTTTGGTATCCATAGCTTGAACTTGCGCATTAATATTGGCAATATCATACTCATTAGCTTTTGTATCAATTTCATTAATATATTCATTCTTCTTAGTTTCTAACTCTTGTTTATGCTCTTCCTTTTTATTTGATATTTCAGTTGTAGCTGTATTTTTAGCTTCGTTGACCAAATTTAAGGATGTGTCTTTTAACTGCGAAATTTGACTTGTAGCTGTATCGCTTATAGTTTGTATTTCTTGTAACGCATCAGATTTTGCACTATCTAGCGCACCTGTTATTTCTGTATTTTTATTATCTAGTAAATCTAAAGCACCATCATATTTTTCTCTTAACTCTTGTAAGCTTTGTGATGCCAAATTTAAATCATTTACAACTTGCTCTAAGTCCGCCATTCTTTACTCCTTATAACTTAATTTAATTATTTTTTTATCAAATAAAACATTTTCGATTGAAAAAATGTGAGAATAAATTCCACCCAAATTATCTTTTATAATTTCATCAAATTTAGCTAGTTTTTCTTCGCTGGCTGTATCTAATCTGCTTATATTTTCATCTGTTTTATTTTGTATATTTGTTATACTTTCTTCACTGAGTGAATTAATAGAAGCTAATTTCTCATTAGTATTAGAATTAAATTCGTTAAGTTTGTTTTGATAATTTGAGTTAAAGTTGTTGATTAAAGTATCTAAATCTGATTTTCCTTGTGCCATGATAAGCTCTATTTGGTTTTTTTGAGCTAATATTCCACTTGTTTCATCTGTAACGCTATTTGACACTTCTTTCATTTCATCAACGATACTTTTTTTAAGTTCTAGCAAATAGCTTTCAATAGCTGTTTTATCATTAGCGAGTTCTGTTCTTGCTACTTCAGCCAATCTTCCTAAATCTTCATTAGCTATTTTAGATCTTTCTATAAAGTTAGCTAAAGCCACATCTACGGTATTTTTATTAGCTTCTACATATGCTTCAATTTGATTTTTTAGAGTCTCAATGCTTGAAATCTTAGCATCTACACTTGAGTTTGCTTGTGCTAATTTTAAATCAAGTTGCCCTTTTAATCTTTCGCCATAGCTTTCTAAATCTGCTTTTAGATTAGAAATTTCTGTTTTAAAGTCTTTGATGATAGCTGTAAAACTTCTCATATCTTCGCTTATTTGTTCGCTTTGTTTTACTGCTTCTCTCAAATCATTTATAATTCCAGTTGATGAGTTTATAAGATCTTCTATTTTTAAAATATCTTCATATTTTCCTACTATTTCATCCTCTAACTTCTCACAACGCTTTAATAAATCAATCATATTTTGATTTAATCTTTGATTTTCAAAAAGAATAGTGTTTATTTTAAGCTTTATTGTTGCTTCAGCATCATTAACTATATTTTGAACTTCTGATTTTACATTTTTAAAATCATTTGTTATGGATATAATTTCATTTTTTGTTGCCACGATATTTGAAACAAGTTTATTTACAAGCTCTATATTAGAATGCAAATCTTCTTTAATACTTTGTGCGTGTTCTAATTCTTGTAAGATTTGTTGCTTAAGTTCTATGGATAAATCTAAATAGGATTTGGTAAGATTTTTGTTTTCCTCTATTTTTTTAAGACCTGCATTAAAATCAACAGCTATGTTGTAATATTCTTCAAGTTTTATTTTTATAATTTCAAAATTTTTATTAAACTCATTAAGTTCAGGATATTTGTCTTTAACAAAATTAACTCCATTGCTTATATCTTTTTCTGATTCTATAATGTTGTTGTAGATTTCTTCTATATTATTTAAAGTATTTTTTATTTCATTGCTTATTTTTTCAATTTCATTTCTTTTGTTTTTAGTAAAATCAGTATTGCTTTGAGTAAGCTCGCTATTTTTTACAACTAAATTTTTAAGCTCTAAAATTTGATTATAAAAATTATTAACTTGTTCTTTTAGTCCTACAATTTCTTCTATTCTGGTATTATCCAAAGCAGTAGCAACATTTGAAATTCTTGCCAAAACTTGATTTATAATCTCAAGTTTTTCTCTACCTGTTTTTAACTCATTTAAGTTTGTTCCCATTTTTAACCTTCATAATAATCACTATCTTTGATTCTCTTTTCACAAAAGAAAAGCAGATCATCCATGGCTAAAAGCCATTTTTTATCATCTAAATAAGCTATAAAATCAGCACTATTTATACTTTGAGCATAGTCTTTATAACTCAAAGCTCGATTAAATTTATTTGTAAAATTACACTCACAACCATGTTCTTTCATCATCAAGCTCCTTGCCATCGTTAGCTATATACTCATAAATTATCTTGTCACATAATGCCAGAAAGTCTTTTTCTTCGCATCTTGTAATCAAATAACAAACATAATTAATCACAGCAAAACTAAGTGTTTCATCTATCATTAAATGTTCTTTTTCATTGCCAAAATCAGGCTCATCAGGAATAATCAAAAAATGATTATTTCTAACTTGCCTAAAAACTTTTTCGCCTTGCTCTACATTTTTTAAAAGAACGCTAGGAACACATTTTGATAAAATATAATAAAATGCTTCCATAAAATAGGCTTTCAAAACTTCATCATCTTCTATCATTTTGTAAGAATTTTTAACTTTAGCGATAATGAGTTTTTTAGCCGTAGCACAAAGCATTATGCACCTTTTGCTGCTTTTAAAACCGCTTTAGCCTTTGCATTATTTCCACTAGTTAATCCCACGCCTATAGCAAAAGCATCAGCATTTCTTACTTCTAAAGTGCTTTGCGTATAAAATCTTTTTGCTTTTGCAGTAATATCAGTTGGAACATCTTCAATCATAGTAGGAATATAAAGCCCATGTTTCATATACTCAAAATCCCCAGCAATTAAAACATCACCCAAACCATATTTAGGGCTTAATAATCTATGCATATGGAAATTTACCGTTCCAAAATCTGTTTCAAGGCTCACTACTTGTCCTGCTAGTTTTGTTTCATTGCCTAAAATTCTTGTAGCAAATTTATTGATAGCTCCTTTTAAGTCAGCTCCTAAAAAGACATCTTTAGGCGTAACTCCGCTATTCCAAATGGTTTGCAAAATTTGATTAAGTTTATCTTCTGTTAGTTCTGTTGCAGTTCCGCTCCAATCTCCTGTTTCATCAAAAGCTAATACATTTCCACGCTTTCCATCAGCAAAGCTATCTTTTCCTTTAGCGATATAATGAAAAAATCCAGCCATTTCTCCACTTGTTGCTTCTTGTGCTTGAACATAATCTTTGAAAACTGATTTTTTTACATCACTATCTCTACCTAGACCAAATAAAGCATATTCCATATCCATTTTATGTTCTTTGGTTTTTTTGCCTATTTGGTACTCCATTTCATTGCCACCATATTGATTTGCTTTTAACAAAGCTTTTGATACCATGGCTTCGGTAATGAATATTTGAGTAGCATTTGTAGTTTTTTGGGCTGTGTTTTTTGTTTCCCCTACAAATTTGCTCAATTCCAAATTTGCGTTCTTTTTTGGTTCTTCAAAAGTGTCTGTAAGCCAACTATGGGTTAAAGGATTTGTAACCTTTGAAGT